GCTCTTAGAAAAGGACTAAACCTTTTCTTGGATCTAATACTATTTAGTAGAAATGAGTATTGCATATCCTTATCAAGGAAATGATTACGGTTTACTTCATTAACAAGCATAATAGTATCTGAAAAACCAGATAATATCTTATTGATTATGAAGGCAGGATACTTTTTAATCCACTCTTTATCTTCAGACTTCATTAAGTCTTTTTTAGTAAAGTTTATGGAGTTTAAATATTCTTTTAATTCATAGCTCATTTAAATTTAACTTGGGACATAAGTTCAGTTAAACAAGCTACTAAATTGATTTCTTGGTCTGCAACAAAGGCAGACTTGTATTGATAATCAGCAATGATTAATACAGCATGAGGTATCGTTTCTGGTTGTAGATTATCATACATACTATCATAAATTTTACGAAAGATTTTAACTGGATCGTTATCAAGATTATTGACAACCCATTTTCTCATATCACCAAACTCTTTACTTTTAAGGTGTGATACTAATGTCTTTAAGTTTTCATCAGATACATTAACAAGTATGCCAGCATCAATAGAACCACTTACTGAATATCGTTGTAATTCATTAATGAGTTTTCTAAAGTCTGGGAAATGTTTTTTGATTAATTCTGCAAGGACCTTTTCTTCATAGTCAACATTTTGTTCTTTAAGAATAAATACTGCTCGTTCAAATAACTTACTCGCTAATCTAGGCTTATCTTTTGGATTAACTCTAAATTCTATATTTGAAAATCTACTATGTAAGGGGTCTATGATTCTATTCTTGAAATTACAAGTAAGAATAAATCTACAATTTGCATGAAACTCCTCAATGAAACCTCTTAATGCAGGTTGTGTAGATTGTGGATTTAGATAATCTGCCTCATCTATTATAACTACTTTTTTACCACCAGATAGTGATACAGTAGAAGCAAAGTTCTTAATCTTGTTTCTTAATACATCAATGCCACCTTCTTCGGAACCATTAATCATAATCCAATCACAATTCAATTGTTCGCAAATTGCTTTTGCAACTGTGGTCTTACCTATACCTGGTGTGCCTGATAGTAATAGATTTGTTAATTCACCTTTCTTAATAAAGGATGAAAATAATGTCTTTAATGATGTTGGTAATATACAATCATCTATAGTCTTTGGTCGATATTGCTCGACCCATAAAAAGTCTGTTCTCATAGTTCACTCCGTGCATATTATAAATTAAAATTACTTACTAATGTTACTGTCTGGCTCTAAAGCAATCCAGTATTGAATAGGTAATTTTGTGTTTTGGAAATGAGATATAGACTTTGATGATACTGAAACATCATAATCACCTGATATCATTTTCATATTTTCTACTTTGAAATAGAAAGTATAATCTGCTGTTGCATTTTCTCCAACAACGATATCAAAATTATTTGATGTATCATTCTTCTTATCGCATACTTTTAATACTATATCACCACCTTTTTCTCCTACTAATGCAAGATCAGGTGTTGCTAGAATAGCAGCCATCTTTAATAGTTCTTTCAGATTTGATTCTGATAAACTAAAAGTTACATCTGCTTCAGGCATATTAACTTCTTTAGTAGGTGCTACAATTACTGATGGGTCAGAATAAAAGTATTTTACTTTTGACTTACTGCCTTCTGAAGCAATCGTCATAAACTTATCTTGTAGATTTAGTTCAGGTTTATTTAAACTTGATACTACTGATAAAAATTGATTAAGGTCATAGACGCCAAATTCTTTTTCAAACGACTCTGTGATAGTCGCTTTGGCAAATATGTTTCTCATAGTTGAGATTGTAGATAATTCAGTACCTTCTTTAATTAAAATATTTGTATTAATTAGAGAAAAGTTTTTAAGAATGTCTTGGGTGTTTTGGTTTAGTTTCATTATATAATCCTTCAATGTTTTTTGTTATCTTTAGTATATCAAATTTAAGGGGCATTGTCAAGCAACACCCCTCACTTATTTTACAATTTATTTTATTTTAATTGTACGAGGTTTCTTTTCCTCAGGAACAATCTTCTCCAGTTCAACTCGAAGCATTCCATCTTTCAATTCAGCAGCGTTTACAACTACTTCATCAGCAAGTGTAAATCGTTTTGTGAATTGTCGTTTGGAAATACCTCTATGAACGGACTCTTTGCCTTCGTCTTTACCATCTTTTTCAAATGTTGATTTAATTGTTAATTGATTATCAGCATATGCAACTTCGATATCAGTTTTACTGAAACCTGCAAGTGCCATTTCAATTTGCCAATTGAGTTCATCAACTTTATTAATGTTATAAGGTGGGTAAGCTTGGTTTTGACTATGTGTAAATTCTAGTGTGTTACTAAAATGGTCAAAGATGTTATCGAAACCTACAGAGTAGGGTCGTAGTTCGTTCCAAATAGATAAGGTTCTATTCATAAGTATTTCTCCTTTTAAGCGAGTATTAATAATTGATACCTCACAATGAGCATATCAATAATATTTATAATAGTTTTATACATAAACTATAAAAAAGGGGCAGTTTTTGTATAAGGATATACTGCCCAAACCTTTTTCTATCGGTGCCTTTGCGGAAGACACTCTACCTCTTAAATACCAGGACTTACGAGCTGCCTGATATTACTATTTATACGATATTTACTTTTATTGGTTAGAATAAGCGTAAACTTGTTTACCGTATAAAGCTCTGATACCAGCAGCAACGATTTCAGAAGTATTATTTCCTAATACTTTTTTCACGCCTGCAGCTAAAATTGCTTTAGTAGGTGTACCCATACGATATGTGGTACCATTTGATGTTTTATTAATATACACCATATGTCCTTCAACTCTTAGTTGATCTACCATCGCTCTAGGTGATGTTAAATCAAATTTAGTTCTTAAAGTAGACCAAGTTACTGATTTACCTTTGTTTAAGAGATTTAGTACTCTTTGTTTCTTCGTTAGCTTTGTTGTAGCCATAATATATAAACTCCTTCAAGTTTTGTTGTCGCCGTGTTTATTACATTATATGATATGGGCAACGTATTCATATCAAGTAATTCTTTTATTCGCTTTGCTCTTTTAATCTTTTTTCTTTAGCACAGCGTCTTATGTTCTCTTTCTTTTGTCTTGCTTTCTTTAGTGAAGGTTTTTCAAAGTGTTTTCTTTCTCTCAACTCTTTCATAATACCATCTTTTTGTAATTTCTTTTTAAGGACTCTCAATGCTTTCTCAACATTGTTGCCTCTTACTTCTACTGTTATTGTCATATATATTTCTTCATGTAATCAACTAACCAAGGGTTATCTACTAGTACAGTAGTTAAACCATTTGATAATGTATTTACAGTTTGTTCCTCTCTATCGCCTAATGTTTCAACTAATCCATACTGATAAACGATACCATGCAGTATCTCATGTATCAAAGTATTTACTCCGTGTACACTAGGTATTGATCTTTCTTTTAATCCAATTTTTCCTGCTACTTGAAAAAACTCACCTTGAGCTTCTTCGGTACTCGCAAAAGTATCTGGCCAAAAATCAAATTGATAATTAACATATCCTATTTTGATTGAGTTTGGCAAATCTTTATTTAATTGTTTAATTTCTTTCATATCTATATGGTAACATATTTTCTATTGATTGTCAAGCATAAGTAAAAAGAGAAGGCGTTGACTAGACGCCTCCTCACTACATTATGAGATAGATTTTTAGTAATTGACATTACCATCCTCACTATCATTGGAATCCATTTCTTCTGCAACAGGATTTCCCCAAGTGGAAAGATCCTCGCCGCCATCAACTTTAGTATATAAGTCTAGAAAAGAAGTTTTAGTATCTAACTCAAATCGGTTAGTACACAATTCAATAGCTTTCATCTTATCTTTAAAGATAGAGAACGCTTCTACAATATGAACTAATCGTCTGGTAGATATAATCTCATCTATACCACCTTCGTAGTAAGTTTTTCTGATAATATCTGCCCAAGTAACTAGGTTTGTGGCAAATTCAATATCAGATACTTTGTTAAGACCTTTTTGGGACATAACATTGTTTAAGATTTTTGTTTCAATCTTGTTTGTTGGATAAGATTGTTCAACAGTAATAGGAAATCTTTCAAGGAATGCTTCGTTAAGAATATTCGTACCGATAAACTTACCATCATCACTACCCTGCCCTTTAGTATTGGCAGTAGCAATCACATTAAAACCTTCAACAGGTTTTACAAACTTGTTTATCTTTTTAAGAAAGACACCGTTGCCTTCTAGTATAGGTTGTAAACACATAATCTTATTAGATGCTAAATCAATCTCATCTAGTAGAAGTAATGCACCTCTTTCCATTGCCTCGATTACAGGACCATTCTGCCAAACAGTTTGACCGTCTTGCAATCTATAACCCCCTAGTAAATCATCCTCATCAGTTTCAATAGTTATATTAACTCTAATGCACTCTCTTTTTGTTTGAGCACAAGCTTGAGATACATTCATTGTCTTACCATTACCAGAAAGTCCAGTAATAAATATCGGATAAAATGTTTTTGATGAAACGATTTGTTTGATATCTTTGAAATGCCCCCAAGGAACAAATACACTATCTTTAACAGGTACAATATTACCTGTTAGACTTGAAACAATAAATGCAGCCTGATTTACAA